TTATATTATTATTTTATATAAAACATATGTTCTATATAAGCAAAAAAAATAAAGCTTGTATATGTAATAATTTTACAATTCTGTTATATCTTATTGTTTAGCAATATATTGTATATTTGTTTATTTATGGTATTTTAGAGCAAAAAAAATAAAGTCTGGGATATAAAAAAGCATAAAAAAAAGAGCCGAAAGGCTCAAATATAAACTCCGAATTTTTTTAATTCTTTTTTTCTCTTTTCCGCCTCTTCGGCGGAAGAGTGTATTTCACAAATCCTGCTAGGTTGACAATCTAGCGGATTCGCAAAGTATATATAAATCTTGTTTTTTCTTCTTTTTAAACTGTTTATACTTTTTCCAAAAATCATTTTGTATCTACCTCCATATAATTTATTTTACAATATAATTGTAACATATATATTTATAATATCAAAGTCAATTATAACTTATTATGTTTAATTATGTCGTATTATCTCAATATATCTCTTGTTATCTTGTTATATCTCAATATTTTATTTATGTTTAATTTTATATTGTTATTTTATAGGAACATATGTTTGGTATATAAGCAAAAAAAATAAAGCCTGTAAAGGCTTTAAATATATGTNCTTTATTGCTTTAATACTTTACTGAGCTAAAGTATAAAAACATAAAAAAAAGAGGCTAAAAAGCCTCTATTTTGTAATAAGCTGTCCAATCCTAGCCCTGCACTGTGACTTTGTAAAACTTGAAGCTGAAGCCCTCCGGCAGGGTAGTTGCTCCTTCTGGGAGTCTTCCCCCTACCAGCTGGGCAACATACAATTCTGTTTCAGCGTCAAGTGTAACATTTATCCTGTTCAGAGCCACTGGGAATCCCAGTATCTCTGAAAGTACTGCTGCAGTGTCTGCGTGACCTACAGCGGATATCACATCAGCTGGTATATCTGTCGCGTCTATTTCATCAAACCTTACTATTCCTCCTTTCTGGAGCATTTGTATACTGAATGCGTTTACAAGATACTTTTTCATGTTATCTCCTCCCTATTAAATTTTCAATATTCATCTTACACTTATATTTTATCAAATTTATTTTTATTATCAATATTGATTATAGCTTGTTATACTTGATTACAGCCTGTTATTTTAAAATATCTTTTATTTTCTTGTTATATCTCACTATTTTATATATATATTAATTTTATATTATTATTTTATGTAAAACATATGTTCTATATATAAGCAAAAAAAATAAAGCCTATAAAGGCTTTAAATAAAACTTATTCTTCTTCGATATATTCAAAGCATAAAAAAAAGAGGCTTTATGCCTCTTATGCTATTTCTGGATCATCATCATAAAATTTAAAAGCAATATTTAAATACTCTTTTTTGTTGTAACTATAACCGTTATTATATAATCTTTTTAGCGACGTTATATAACCGTCGTTTAAGCGATGTATTGTTAATTTGTATTCATATCCTTTATTTGATTGTGTTATTATGCTTAATACTCTGTTGTAATTTGCACGTTTACTAACTGTACTATGATATAAATAAGCATTAACTTTATTATTTGTTGCCCAATCTGTAATTATTTTTATTGCATCTTCAAATGCTTCTTTGTTTGTTGCGTATGTTTTATTATTCTTATTAATTATATCAGTTATCCACATCTTTATTCCTCCTTTATTAAATTTTCAATGTTCATTTTATACTTATATTATAGCATACATTTTTTATATAGTCAATAGTAATTTAAAAAAATATATTATTATTTTATAAGAACATATGTTCTATATATAAGCAAAAAAATAACCTGGCTGTTAAACCAGGTTAAGATAAATTATATTTTATATTAATATAAATTATCTGTTATAGCTTATTTATTGTGTCAGTCAATTTTTTTAACATTTTTTCATATTGCAATAATTTTTTCTTTAGTGGCTCATAATTTCCCAATGCTTTTAATTGTTCATTTATTGTATGTATTTTATTAATATAGTGTGCTTGTAATTCGGCAGGATCGGAAATTTTCCAGCAACTTTTAGGATTTTCAATTCCTACAATAACACCTTCCTCATTAATATAAAAATTTTGATATTTCTTTTCCAATAATTCTTTTAACATTTTATAACCTCCCTTTGGTTTTATAATGTTCATTTTCTATTTATATTATATCATATATTTTTGATGCTGTCAATACTAATTTTTTTAAAAATTTGCTATAAAATCAAGTTTTGATTGAATGTTATATTTACTCTTTTCTGTTATTTTTTGGATTTTTAATTATATGCTGTTATAACTTATTAAAACTGTTATTCTTTTATTTTTATATACTTTATTGCTTTAATACTTTACCGAACTAAAGTATAAAAAACATAAAAAAAAAGAGGCTTTAAGCCTCCATTTATAAGATAAAAGGACTATTTCATTAATTTACAATGTTTTTCAAAATAATCCGTTGTAACATATTTCCATCTGTTTTCTGTTATTGAGAATACTTCAACGCAAACAATTCCTTCTTTCACTAGATAAGAAAATTCTTTTATTAACTCCATTGTAATCCCTCCTATTTATTTTATATTATTATTTTACCATATATTTTTTATACTGTCAATAGTATTTTTAAAAAATTATATTATTTTTTTATAAAAACATAAGCAAAAAAAGCCGTTGCCGGCTTTTTTTATTTTATTTTATTTTATTTTATAGACAAAATAGCTATCATTTAAGTGTGATTCGTATCTAATGTTATATCTTTCAAATAAGCTCAAAACTGCATACTTAATGTTTCTGTTTATTTCTGTATATAATACATTCCTTTTCTTATTCAAGCAATTGTTTTTATCATTTTCTAGTTCGATATTAGTCTGTTTCTTTACAAAGTCTAATAGTTCTTTTTTGTTTTTGAATGTCATTGTAATCAACTCCTTCTTAACTAAAATGTTCATTTTGTATTTTACGATTTAATTATAACATAGCTTTTTTACGTTGTCAATAGTATTTTTAAAAAATTATATTATTTTTTATCCACAACTTATCCACTTATCCACAAGTTATTCACAACTTATCCACTTATCCACAAAGTTATCCGCTGTGCATACTGTGTATATAGATTATATACAGTTGAAAAGTGTTCGCCCGTCCCCGCCGTGTTATATCGATTGTTAACCTATTCGTAAACCAAAGTTAACGATAAATTACCAATTATTTCCACCCCTGACCCCTGAATTCTTGCATCATGACCCCTGACACCATGACCCCTGACCCTGACCCCTGCTACTATTCCACCCATGACCCTGANTTCTGAATTNTGCGNCAAACATGCTTTATTATTGCGTTGCAAGTCAATTATTTATTCACTACATAATTAATATTATGTAGTCAATACTAGTTTAAATAGGGGGTATGTTTACAAGTTTTAGGTTACTTTTTAGCCGGCAAGACACATAGCACTTTCACCCACCTACCCACAAAAATTTTACCGATTCAATCCATTTTCTTACAAATCCACTAAAAAATCAATCGTACCTCTATCGAACAAATCCAGTATTTATGCGTATTTCACAACATCACAAATAACATGAAATTATACTAATTTATCTATATTACAATTCTTCAAACATAGTAATATCAATACTTTTATAGGTTTTATATTCAACACTTATCGAATGTATTTTTTAGCATTCGTACTAAATCATATAGAATACACTTCAAACTATTATAAAATAAGCATTTATAGATAACTAACACAGTAAAGTTACGATACATAATATTAATATAAAAAATTTTCATTTTCCTATTGACTATCATAATAAAATATAGTAATATATTATTGAAAAAAACAACTAACAAAGGAGATGTTTATATGGTTAATTTGAATGAATTTAAAAATTATCTTATATCCTGTTCTAAATCAGAAAATACTATATCTTCTTATATATCTGATTTGAAACAATATTTTAGTCAGTATTCTACTCTATCTAGGGAAAACNTATTAAAATATAAAAATTCTCTTTCTGGCAGTAGTGCATCTACTATTAATAGAAAACTTACTTCTTTAAAACNGTATAATGAATATCTTTTATCAACTAAACAAGTAGATGGTATTTATGTACTAAAAGAGGATTTTATAAAGCAACAGGATAAAGGTAATCCTACTGATGTAACAACTAAACAAGTAGAAAAATTTCTTGAAAGAGTATTAACTAAGGATGCAGATTATAAGTCACGTAATATAGCAATTATTTATCTTATAGCTAACACAGGTATAAGACGTTCTGAATGTTGTAATTTACTACTCAAAAATATTGATTTAGATAACAATGAAATGACAGTTATAGGTAAAGGTAATAAAGAAAGAACTGTATTACTGACAGATAAGGTTGTAGAAGTAATAAAAAATTATCTTGTAGACAGAAATAAATCTAAATATAAAGATAGTCCATATTTGTTTATATCTGAACGTGGAGAAAAATTATGTCCAGAGACTATAAATGATATTTTTGATTACTATAGTACACCTAAAAATAAGATTAGACCACATCAGTTAAGGCATAATTATGCTTCTACCGTTATAGAAAATAATATACTCACTCTACCTGAACTACAGAATCAGCTTGGACATAGTAGTATTTCTACAACAGGAAAATATACTCATGCTAGAAAAGATACTATAAAGAAAAAGATTAATAAATTATGTATTGGTTATTAATATACCCTCATTTCGCAACTTACGTTGCTCATTCCCTAAAGGGAATTATATAAATATAAATAATATTTTTTCAGGTTGCTTTATAGTACGTTAGAAGTATAATAGTTTAATTTGGCACATACTATAATAGAGTATATTTGTTCGTACCTGAAAAAATAAGCAACAAAGTATTTTGTTGCTTTAGTATGTTAGATTATTTATACCACCCCCTAAGCTTCAGGACTATCGTCCTTCGCTTCCCCCTCTAGGGGGAATTATATTAGTATAATATTGACAAAAATGTTCTGTTGGTTTATAATAAAATTGAATATACTATGTTTTGTTAGTNTAAAAATATTAATATAAAATTTAAACTTATTATATATATTGGTATATATGACAAACTTTCAGTTTTTTAGTATTNAATATGCTTATAACCCGCTATTTTAAAGCGTTTGAAGCTAATTTATGTGTCGTACAAATTTGTCAAAAAAAAGCCATTTTTTTGACAAAAATGTACGAACTAAAAACAAAATTGTAGGGAGGGAATTTATGAAAAAAGTTATAAACACTTACAATGATAGTGGAGAATTAATTTCAAGCAAAGAATTAACTTTTAAAGAGTTTGACGAAGAAAAAGGCGTGTTGTTTAGAAAGAGAGCGTACTTTTATAAAGGTTTTAAATCATTAAATAAATTATCTGATTTAGGTATTAGTCCTATAGATGCAGGTAGATTATTATTTTTAGCTGAAAACACATATGCAGATACCAATATTATATGTGTATATAGAAACCATAAATATGTTCCTGCTGATATTAAAGATATTTCAAAAATAATTCGGTTATGNGAAGAAAGAACAGTTAGATTTATAAATAGAATGATTAAGTTGGGAATCATAGCTAAAGATGTTGTAACAATTAATGATATAACAGAAACACAATATGTATTAAATCCTTTGTATTTTATTAGTAGTAATTATTTGAGTTATCACCTTTACATGATCTTTAGAAATCAATTAGATAAAGTTTTACCGTTTAGGGCTATTCAATATCTTAATCAACATAAAGGAAAACCTGTTGTTTTGTTTAAAGAAAACCAAAAGGAGTTAAATGATGATAAACTGGAATAATTGGTATGCAACAATAAAAAATTATGATATTGATGAAGTGTATGTAGAATTTGATGGAGAATTTTACTATTGCAATTGGAATAAATTACAAGGTACTCCACTTTGGGATAAAATTAATAACATCAGATATTGGCTATATCATAATAAAAGAGATTTTGAATTTACTGATGCAATAGATGATTATATATATCATGAATATATAAATTATATGAAAAGAAGTAAATTCAATCAATATGATAGGAATATGCATGATTAAAAAAATTTATAAAATATAAATATAAAATTCTCTTGACTTATATTACTTTTTTTGTTACAATAAAAATGGAAATAGATGTTTTTTNTTGAAANGAGTTAGTATTATGCCTAGAGGTAGGAAGTCAAAACAAGCTACTGAAAATAAAGAGTTGACGTTTTTAGGAGGTTAAAAAGGAAATTTTAGCTGCAATAAAAGATGTAAAAAATATATTGCTTGGCGAAATAGAAAATGCTATGATGTCTGTCAATAATGAAATAAATAAAATTATTAAAAAGTTTGATGTATAAAATATAAATATAAAATTATTGGGGGGTCGTTATATGTATAAAGAATTATATGGAATTTTAGAAATGAATGATGATGGAGATTACATAATAGACAATATTAATTTATCTAAACTTTTGTGGGGTATATTTGATAGTAACTTCCCTTCCCTATCAATCAAAATTGAATCTGATACACGTACACTGTTTAATTCAACAGGTGACCTTTATTTTGATAAAGATGACTATGGTATATGGTGCTGGCATGTGGATGGTGAGTGTCTGGAATCTGTATTATTCTATCACACCAACGAAAAATTGTATATCNTTATAAACACAAAAGCAGAAGTGGAGGCAGCAACGTATGAAGTACGAGAAATTGTATATACATGAGCTAGACAATAATGCCAATACCATAGTCACTCCTGCTAAAACTCAATATTGTGTGAAGTGNGGTAAAAAACTAAANGAAAACAGTTTAGATAGGTTTTGTGATAGNGAATGTCGCAAAGAATATTATGCTGAAATAAGAAAAGATATTGATTCTTTAGAAATATAATATCAGGAGGAATATTTTGTGCTACTTGCAGTATTAGTATTTACTATTTTAGTTTGTGCTACAAATAGCTTTGTGCTTGCTAGTATACTCTTTATCTTACTACTGTTGTTGTTTTCATCTGGAACATTTGGTATGTATTTAACATTAATTATATTGTTCTTGTTTTTAGTATATTTACTAAATCATAAATAAAATTGGAGGATTGATATTATTATAGCACCAAAATTATACAAAACATACAAGTTTAATATATCACAAATTCATAACCAAAAAATTACTATAAAAAAACGTGATTTAGATAAATATTTAGTACAAGATTTTGATAATCAGTTGTTTAGGATTATTAGAAATATAACAGGTAACCATATTAGCAATATAATCAATGAAATTATATTTATTGATACTAAAGGTAAAAAAGATGAATTAGAAGCAATACTAAACAATGGTATTACTTTCAATAAGAGAAAATATTTGTATTATGGTAAAAATGCAAGTATGAGTAGAAATGGTATTATAGCTTTAATAGATGAAGCAACTATAGAAGAAGTTGATAAATATGCTATGATGGATATTAGACTTGATAAAGTTGTTTTGAGTAAATTTGAAGCACAAAAGCATTTATTAATGTCATCATGTCATTTTATTGAAAATTGGATACCATATATAGTAATCATTAAAGACTATAAAACTATAATACCTAATCAGCATATTAAATATGTTGTTGATGTAGAAAAAGAATATATTGATAAAGAAACTGGTGAAATAAAAAAATATATAGAAAAGACAATACAAGAAGGTTATAAAGATATTGAGATATGTCCTGCTGATGGTGCAGGTATACATTCTCCTGAAATGTCGGAATATATACATAAACAATTGAATTTAAAGTATAAACCTTGTTTATATCAAATAAGGATGCCTTATTTAAAGGGTATTTCGGTAGAAGTAGATTTTAAAAAATATTTTAAAGAACATGGAGTAAGTGAAATAATTGATTATTGGGGTAATACTCATTCTATAGAAAAAATTGATGCGATATGGACAGATAATATGTTCAAGGGAGTAAAATATTTCAAGGACTGGAATGAGTATTTGGAAAAGTTTAAGAAGTATAATCATGTATTTGGTATTAGTAAATGGAATTATAGCGATAAAGAAGAACCTAAATACATTCAAACTAATTATCAATGCTTACAAACATTAGACTTACCTAAAGAAGAATTTATAAAAATTGCAGACTATTCAAAGCAATGGGTTGAAAGAATATTGTCGGGAGATTTACTTTATTTGTTGAAATTTTTAGGTAAAGACGAAGATAGTAGCAAATATATAAAAGCAATTAGAAAAAATCCAGATATGATTAAAGACCCTGCTGTACAAGCATATGTAAGAGGATTGCTCAAAGGTTTTATTAAAGAAATGAAGTTGGGTAAGCTTTTAATACATGGTTCATACAAATTTCTTATCCCCGATTTAGAAGGGTTTATGCAACATGCTGGTGGCTTACAAGTTACTGGTTGTTTAAAAGCAGGAGAATTTTATAGTAAAGGCTTACATGGCGAACACTTAATAAATAGAAATCCTCACATAACACCGAGTGAACATGCAATATTAAATGCAGTAGAAAATGACTTTACAAAAAAGTATTGTAAGCATTTATCAAATGTTTGCATGTTGAATTTTCATGATATAACAAGTAAGAGATTAAACGGTGCTGATTTTGATGGGGATGGGGTTATAGTAACTGATGATAAGATAATGATGTCTGGTGTACATAGGGATTTGCCTATTGTAATTGATATAGATGATAAAATAACTGCATTGGAAGCAGAATATACAAAAGAAAATATTGTTAAATATACATTGATGTCTTTAACTTCTGATGTTGGTGAGATAAGTAATTGTGCAACAGGATATTTGAACAAAATACCAAGAAATGAAAAATGGGCTAAAATTTATAAAGACTATGTGTGTTTATTGTCAGTAATAAATGGTAAAGAAATAGATTATGCTAAAACAGGAGTAAAATGGAATATTCCACGCAAGATTGCAAAATATTCAAAACCTCTGCCATATTTTTTAAAGTATAAGTATGAAAGATTGAAAAAGTTTAATAATGCACCAAGTAATATGAATTATTTGTGTTGGAATATAGAACGATGGGAAAAATCCCTATATCAGATTAAAACTGAAAATACTTTTGATTTGTTGTATAACGTATATATTCCATTTGATGAATATAAGTTTAAAAAGATTTATGCTTTATATGAAAAGTTTGTAAAAGAGCGAAACTATTTAAAAGAACAAGAAAGAATTATAAAAAATAGACAGCATCCATTTTACGATAGTTTTACATATGATTTATCTTTAGATGAAATACAAAATACCAAAATTGACTTTAGTAAGTTTTATAATACTTTTAAGAAAAAAGCATTGGAAATATGTCCTAATAAACAAGAATTGGCTAATTATGCTGTGAAAATAGTATATGAAATGCATCCAAATAGAGATAAGTCTTTTGCTTGGATAATAGCAGAAGAAGGTTTATTAAAAAATTTAAAACCAAGTAGTAGAATTTTTAATATTAAAGAAACTAATGAAAGAGAAGGTTGTGAATATCTTGGAAGGTGGTATAAAATAATAGAACTATGATTATATTTGATGAAAAAGAATATGCCTTAAAATTATTACAAGGCGGATATATTAGAAAAAATAAAAAACTTAAAGATATTTTTATCTTAGCTAAATATTTTAAAAATCAAGGGCTAAGTCAATTGCAAGCTTGTAAAGAAGTATTAAGATTTATAAATAAGTTTGATGATACTATTTACTCATATATAAAATATCAATTAAAAAAGTATGCAATTAAAACTGTAAAAAATGCTTATATGAATAATTACACTTTAAGATTTAATGAAAAAATTGAACTGACTGAACAAGAATTAAAGAGTATTTCAGAATTAAAAACCATTGGTGAAAAACAAATAATGTTTGTATTATTAGTATTAAGTAAATTTTATAGTAATAATGTTAATAATTTTTATGTAAGTTATAAAGATATTTTTGAATTCACAAAATTAAAATATCAAACTAATAATATAAAAAATATATTTAGTAGATTAATAAATAAAAAATATATATCTGTTGTAAACAAATATAAACAAGCTGTAATTACAAAATTAAGGCATATTAGTATTTATAAAAGGTTATACTTTCAAGTTAATATAAAACCATGTAATAATGTAATTTATGTCATTAGAAATTTTGATAATTTAATGAGTGATTTTGCAAAATGTATGAAATTAATTGATGGTGGTACATATTGTGCAATCTGTGGTATACCAATTAAGCAAACATCAAACCGTAGAAAATATTGCAGTAGTTGTTGGAAGGATGTTGAACGCAAAATAAAAAGAGAAACATGGCACAAATATAAAGATAAATATACTAGAAGTTTAGAAAATCCCGCAAACCTGCATGAATAGCGGATTTTGGGCAATTTTTTTATAAAAAATAACATTTTTCTATTCTATGGAATAGAATATTAATATAATAATAAAAGCCGGTTTGGCGGCTTAAATCGAGAAAGTGATGGTGAAAACCATAATACACTCGATAAGGTAGTTCTGGTAATACCAGACTGAAACTCTATGCACAAAGACCGCATAGACTACCTAGTATGCAGGTAGCAAAAAACCACGACCAATCAAAATGTGGAGTTAACAAAGCATAGGGTATGTCCTGCTGTGAAGTAGCACCTCTACCCTACCCTATTTCACATGAAAGGAGTTATTATACGTTTGGTTAAAATAAGCAAAGAACTTTTCAAAGAATTGCAGAAACTTGGTTATATCAAATTTAGCAAGTATAACAAGAATTATAATAAGTCAAAAAGATATAGATATGTTGAAGATTCGGTATTAAAAGAATATAAGAAATATTTAGGCTGATGTTGGCGTATCAACAAATACTTGTCAACTGCCCCACCTTATAGAGGGTGGAGCTTGTAAAAGCTCAAGTTGACTACCCTAAGTCCTTCGAGGACTACGTTATATAGGTCATAACACCTACGGGCGTTTCTCCTAACTCGTAGCTCTGTTGCTTGACTTTAAACAATCCTGTGAGGTAGGGATAGTGAGTTAAGTGTAAAAAGCCTATATAACATTGGGGAAGGAGACATTACTCCAAAAGGAGGTATACTTTATGTTAGTATACGTTTTAAATAAACATGGTAAGCCTTTAATGCCTTGCAAACCATCAAAAGCCAGAAAACTTTTAAAGCAAGGCAAAGCAAAAATAGTACAAAGAGAACCATTCACAATTCAGCTTATTTATGGTAGTAGTGGATACAAACAGCCTATTACATTAGGTATAGATGCAGGAAGTAAATTTATTGGAGTATCTGCTACAACGGAAAAGCAAGAACTATTTTCAGCAGAAGTAGAACTAAGAAACGATATAGTACAATTATTATCAGAACGTAGACAATATCGTAGAAGTAGGAGATATAGAAAAACAAGATATAGAAAGCCACGATTTTTAAATCGTGTTTGTAGTAAAAATAAAGGTTGGTTAGCACCTTCTATTGAAAATAAAATACAAACACATTTAAAAATAATAGAAAAAGTTCATAAGATATTACCTATAACTAAAATAATTATAGAAGTAGCTTCTTTCGATATACAAAAGATTAAAAATCCTAATATAGAAGGCGTAGAATATCAACAAGGTGAACAGTTAGGATTTTGGAATGTAAGAGAATATGTTCTTTGGAGAGATAATCATACTTGTCAAATTTGCAAAGGTAAGAGCAAAGACAACAGGTTAAATGTTCATCATATAGAAAGTAGGCAAACAGGTGGAAATGCACCTAACAACCTCATAACTTTGTGTGAAACCTGTCACAACAAATATCACAAAGGAGAACTGAATGTTAAATTAAAAAGAGGGCAAAGTTTTAGAGATACTGCATTTATGGGTATTATGAGATGGACGTTCTATAACAGATTAAAAAATATCTATCCAAATGTAGAATTAACTTATGGATATATAACAAAAAATACTAGAATCACTCATAAGTTACCCAAATCACATAGAATAGATGCTCTATGTATTAGCGGTAATCCAACAGCAAAACAATTAGATTATTGGTATTATATCAAACAAGTAAGAAAGCATAATAGGCAGATACACAAAGCTAAAATATTAAAAGGAGGCATAAGAAAATTAAATCAAGCTCATTATTTAGTAAAAGGTTTTAGGTTATTTGACAAAGTAAAATACAAAGGACAAGAATGTTTCATATTTGCTAGAAGAAGCAGTGGTTATTTTGATTTAAGAAAACTTGATGGAACTGTAGTTCACAGGTCAGCAAGTTACAAAGATTTAAAATTATTGAACAAAAGAAAAACATTATTATGGGAAAGGAAGAAAGGCGTTTCATCCCCAACTTAAAAAAAGTTGTGGATTCCATGCCTTAATTTTAATGAAGGGAACGTATTTATGCAATATGAGAAAGTATTTGTAGATAGTAATGTACTTCTCTCTCCTAATTTTGATTTTAGTAAATACAAAAAAGTTTATACAGCAATCACCTGCATTGAAGAACTTGACGGATTAAAACATAATGAAAAAGTTGGATATCAAGCAAGGCAAGCGATAAAAAACATTATTAATGCTGATAATGTAGAAGTCAAAATTAATTGTTCGTATAGTGGTACAAATAAATTTTTAGAGCATAAAAACGATAATATAATACTTGCTTTTGCTTATGAAACATATACTTTAGATAATGAGTGTATATTTTTAACAGATGATTATAATTTATTTTTAAAAGCTAAAACATTAAATTTACCATGTAGTTTGTTTGAAAATAGAGATAAAGAAGATAATTATGCTGGTTGGAAAATAATAGAAATGAATGAAGTTGAGTTAGCAAATTTTTATGAAAGCGAAGTAAAAGNAAATAAATGGGATTTGTACATAAATGAATATTTGCTTATAAAAAGTAAAGAAGAAGATAAAATAGTTGATTCTTGGGTATGGACAGATAAAGGATTTAGACATATTACTACTAAAAGAGTTAATTCTAATTTACTTGGTAAATTAAGTTTAAAAGACGAATATCAGGTTTGTGCTATTGATAGTATGTTTCACAATAAAATGACAATGGTTAAAGGTAAGGCTGGTAGTGGCAAAAGCCTGCTGTCGTTATCGTATGCTATTTCTATGATTGAAAAAGGTACATATGACAAGTTGATTATATTTGCTAATCCAACACCTGCTAGAAATAGTTCTAAACTGGGATTCTATCCAGGCACACGTTTGGAGAAAATTTTAGAAACGTCTACAGGTAATATGCTAATTAGTAAAATTGGAGATAGAATTCAGTTGGAACAATTGATTAATCAAAATAAAATTAATATATTGCCATTTTGTGATATACGTGGATACGACACTACTAATATGAAAGCAATTGTTTACATACCTGAAGCACAAAATCTTGATATTGAATTAATGAAAATTGCAATTCAAAGAATTGGAGATGACTGTCAATTAATTATTGATGGAGACTATAATGCACAAGTAGATTTACAAGCATTTGAAGGGAATAACAATGGAATGAGACGTGTTTCTGAAGTATTTAGAGGACAAAGTTTCTATGGAGAAGTAGAATTGCCTATTATATATAGGTCGAAGATGGCTGAGTGGGCAGAGAATTTGTAAATAGAAAGGAATTGGTGAAATGATTAAAAATTGTTTGTGTGATAATTGTAAACATGCAAATGTATGTAAGAAAATGCATGTGTTGCAGAAATTCGATGATGAAAACAAGAAATTCATTGGTATTAATATAACAATGGATTCCTGTGAAGATTATGAAAAAAAATAATTAATATAAATTTTTCATTTTGTTCATATGGAATGTACTTTTGTTGGGCAACTGGCAAAAGATATTGTTGGATTATATAATTTCGGTAGTATAAAGTCACAACAATGTTCTTATAAGAACCGCCGATAAGGCATCATTAATACAATATTATATTTTTTGCGTAAGTGACCAGTGCTTCGGTGTTCTTTAAGAGTCGAAGTCATTGTAAAACTAGCAGTGTAGTAACAGCAACTATACTGCTCAATCCGATTCAAGTTTGCATTGGTTTTTGCTGATGTACCAATGTTTTAGAGAATCGGTTTTTGCAAAAACGTTCACTTTCTGAGAAAGGTGAATAATATAATTTTCAAAAACAGGAAGTCTAGGATAGACTTCCTATTATCAATCTAAATTATCTTCCAGTTTGTTCTCAAGATTCCTTCGGGGCTTGGGGCTATACCAATCCTATAACCGCATGAGGTTTGTGGATTGTTAATTATTAATATAATATTTATATTTATTTTTTAAGGAGGAATGTTTTATGTTTATCTTTGATTTTGATAAGGAGTTTTATAATTTCACAAGACCAATTAGAGATATGCAACCTTATGAGATTGTAAGACAAGAAAATAAGGCGATTATAGTCCATAATGCACTTGGAATATCTAAAGATGATATTTCTGTAACTGTAGAAAAAGTTCGTAATGTAGATTACCTAATAATATCTGGTGACACTAAAAATGAAATAACTAACAAGACATATTCGGTTAACTCAAGATTTAGTATTAATGCAGATGAAATTAAAGGAATTGAATGGTATGTAAAAGATGGTCTTGTGATAGTAGAAATCGAGTTTAAAAAACCTGAAAAGCCAAAAATCGAAATAAAATATAAAGAATAATAAATTAATTAGTAAGGCAGGTATTTTCCATACCTTGCAAAGACAAAACGAAAACGATGAAGAAATAATATAAGTAATTAGTTTAATTGAGTAGGGACTTCTCTTCCCTACTCTTTCGTTTATATAAAGAGTTAGGGAGGTAGAATTTTTGAATAAAGAATTATTGAATATATGCTATAAAAAGCACAATAAAGAAATTGATTTAACTTGGGAGCAACTTGCACAACAATATGGATTTTCTTCAGGAGAAAATTTACGCAGTTGGTTTAAAAGAATACGTAGAGAAAATGGAGAAATAGGATATAAAAATAAAACAAGAATATTACATATTTCAGATAATCATTATCCGTTTAATTTACCAAAAGAAGTTTTTAAAGATTATGTTGGTAAGGTTGATGTACTTGTGTTTGGTGGAGATGAACAAGATTGTCAGTCAGTTAGTAAATTTAAGAAAAAATATAGAGTACCATTTGTAGATGAAATGATAGGTACTCGGCAAATGATTATAGATATTATTGAGTACATAAAACCAAAACAAGTTAAATTAATAGCAGGCAATCATAACTATCGTTTAATTAATTATTTTAGTGAAAAGGTGCATGAAGATTTATTAACTCTGATGCCTGAAACTAATCTTGATTTTATTATAGATTTAGGATTTTGGAAACATGACCATCAAACAAAAAGTAAAACTTTTTATGAACCATTAACCAAAGTATTTGATGGAAAAATTGATATTGAATATATGAAAAATTGGTGGTGCAAGGTAGGCTATACTATTTTTGCACACCCTAAAGCTTTTCGTAGTGGTATACTAGCTACGACAGAAAAAGCATATACATATTTCCTTCAATTAGGAGAAAAATTTGATACACTTTGTTTAAGTCATACTCATCATCAAGGGTTTAGTAGATATGGAAAAGTATATATGTATGAAAGCGGTTGTTTATGCGAAGAACAATCTTATGCTTCGGATGGCACTATGATAAGACCACAAGATAAAGGATTTGTATATTTAGTGCAGGATGAACAAGGTAATCTTATATATGATGAATCAAAATTAATTTGTTTGTAGAAAAAATTGAAAAGGATGTGTGAATATGAAATTTCGTGAAGAAACTTTTAAAGAAAACGGACAGATAATTAAAAAATTTTATATAGACGACAAAGAAGTCACACAAGATGTATATTTTAATCTAACAGATGAATTATACGAGAACACAAAACTTAAACAAGATGACCATAACGAAGAAATATGTAACTGCGAAGAATGTCAATATCTTCTTGAATTAATCAATGAAATAAGACAATCTTCTGATAGTGAAGCATTAGCAATATTGAAAGACGAAATTGATTTTAGAGTACAAGAAGCTTATATGCAAGGGCAGTATGTTTTGGCTAATGAATTAGGTAATTCTCTTTTGAAACATGCAGTTAAATTAGAAGATGAATTGGAGAATTTGTACGAAAACGGTAGTTTGGATGAATATAACGAAGATGGTTGAAAGAAGGTGTAGAAAGTGCCACGCAAAAAAACAAGTAGACCACACAAAAAGGTTGATGTACAAGAATTAACTTGTATAATGTGTGGCGAAACAAAAAAAGCAGGAGAATTTTATCAAAGTTTTAACCCAATACATCAAATCGGTAGATTACCATATTGTAAAGAATGCTTAAAAAATATGTGCTTAGATGAAAATGGTAATATAAATTTAGAGAATGTAAAGAAAATGCTTAAATTAATTGACAGACCATTTATCTATGAATTGTTTAAAACATCAATGGAAAGCGGTAAAGACCCTATTGGTATGTACATGAAAAATATAGCAATGCAACAATATAGATATTTAGGATGGAAAGATTCAATTTTTGAACCAAGTAATCCAGAACAAAATGATAATAATATTTCTAATTTAAAAAATAATAATATAAATATAACAGACGATATTGTTGAGTTTTTTGGTGAAGGGTATTCAGATGAAGAATATCGTGCTATGTATAGAAAATATAATTTTCTAAAGAACAATTACCCTGAAAAAACCAATATGCACATAGAAGCACTTAAAACTTATGTAAGGTTTAAAGTAAAAGAAGAATTTGCCACAGCACGAGGCGACATAGGAGAAGCAGCAAAATGGGCGGAATTGGCTACTAAAGCTGCTACTAATGCAAAAATAAATCCTTCACAATTATCTGCTGCTGATTTGCAAAACGGACTTTCTACTTTTGGTCAATTAGTTAGAGCAGTAGAACAAGCTGTTGATATAATACCAATATTACCACGTTTTAAAAAAAAACCGAAAGATAGCGTAGATTTTAATTTGTGGTGCTATATAAATTATATTCGAGATTTAAAGGGGTTACCTTTAGTATCATATGAAGAAATTTATGCTTTTTATGAAAAAAGAAAAAGAGAATATATAGAACAGGAATCGGCAGACATATTTGAAAAAGAAGAGGAAGATGAAAATGGCGAGTTATAAACATTTCCAATCTGATAATATGAAATATGATTACAAAGAAACACGTACTAATATTTTTAATCCAGAATTTAATCCAACTGTGTCTGCCAAAGGGAAAATGGAAGAAGATAACTTTATGAAAAATCTACCTAAATGGGTAGATTTTATTTCATGGGCAAGATTCTACCCTGATTTGTATTTCGATTTAATTACACCAGAAACAGGCGGTATAAGATTAGATTTAGACCAGCGTGTATTTTTGCGTGCTGTTGCAAGGTTTGTTAGTGTTTATGGCGTGTTTCCGAGGGGTTACGGAAAAACGTTCCTTGAGGTTTTAGCAATGTATCATACAGCTATATTCTTTCCTGATGTTTTTCTAACAATGACTGCTCAAACACGTGAAAATGCAGCTAAACTATTAAAAGAAAAACATACTGAAATAATAAAATATTATCCGTTACTTGCTAATGAAATAATAAAGGCAAGTTTTTCTAAAGATTCAGCAGAAATCTTGTTTACTTCTGGTGGTCGTATAGATATAATGGCTAATTCACATAGTTCAAAAGGTGCGAGAAGGCATAGGATGTCAGTTGAAGAAGCCGCACAAATAAATGATGAATTATTTCAAGATGCATTACAACCAATCGTAACTGTACCGAGAAGAACTATAGGTAAAGAAGGATTGGTTAACCCAGAAGAAATGAATGGACAGATTTGTTTTTATACTACATCATGGTATAGAGGTTCATCTGAATTTGAACGTAATATAAAAATGATAGATGCTATGGCTAATTTAGAAGGAGTTATTGTTTTAGGTGCAGATTGGCAATTAGCGTGTCATTATGGACGTGGAGAAACACGTTCGCAAATTTTAAGTAAAAAAGCTACAATGAGTCCTATTGCATTTGCATTAAACTATGGTAGTAGATGGGTTGGTGCTAGTGAAAATCAATTAGTTGATATTAATAAATTATTGAGTTTGCGTACATTAACAAAACCAGAAAACAAATATGATGGAAGTAGCGAATATTATTTAGGTGTAGACGTAGCAAGGTCAATAGACAGCAGCAATAATCAAAGTTCAGTTGTTGTTGCTAAGGTAAAAAGAAATAAGAATGGAAAAATTACAAATATAATGATACCTAATATATTTACTATTTCAAATGCATTAAGTTTTAATGCACAAGCTATTGAAGTTAAAAAGATAAAAAATGCTTTTAAAGCTAAAGTTGTGATTGTTGATAGTAATGGATTAGGAGCAGGGCTTGTTGATGAATTAATGAGGGAATCTTTTGACCCACAAACAGGCGAAAGTTTAGGATGTTGGGATACAATTAATACAGATGCACAACCAGAAGTTTCTGGTGCAGAAAAATGTTTGTTCGATTTAAAACCTCAATCAGCAAACAGCGAAATAATAGTTGCTTTTATGGATATGGTTGAAAGTGGAAAATTAAGATTATTAGAGAAAAAACAAGATACAGATTATGACATTAATGATAAAGAAAATTATATTACAAATATATTACCGTTTTTACATACAGACTTTTTAATTGAAGAAATAGCTAATCTCCAATTAAAACATTTACCAAGTGGTAAAGTAACTGTTGATAAAATAATAAAAAAATATAATAAAGACCGTTTTTCTGCGTTAGCTTATGTATTGTGGTACATCAAAACTTATGAAGATAATATTTATCAACCAGCAGTTGACCAATTAGAATTTCTCTTAAAGTATACTTATATTGGTTGAGAAGGGCGGTGAAACAGTGCCACGACAAAAAAGTGTTCAAAATCAGGATAATATTCAGAATGATTTTAATTATGCATTAGAATTTGCAAAAGGTCTTACGCAGGTAAATTCTTATTTATTCAATCCTTTACTTGCAAATGTTTATCTTAAAAATATAAATATGCAACCTGTTGGTCAAACTAGAGAACGTATAAAACAAATTATTTCCAATCCTAGAGAGCATGAGCAAGCATTAAGAAGATTATCACAATATTTATATAATACTCAACTTACATATAAACGAATGATACATTATTTATCAGACATATTAACATTTGATTGGATTCCTATTCCCATTAATGCTACTGAAGAAGATGTGAATAAACCAACATTCAAAAAAGACTATGAAATCATGTGCAATTGGTTTGATAGATTTAATGTAAAAAAAGAATTTAAAAAAGCAGTATTAAAAATGTGTTTGGAAGATGGATATTTTGTATATTTACGTGAAGATAAAAAAGAAAATATTTTGTTTTTACAAGAAATGCCTATTGATTGGTGTATAATTAATTCATATTGGGGATATGGATATTTGTATTCGTTTAATTTGATGTATTTCCAGCAGATGGGTGTTGATATAAACGGATTTGCACCAGAATTTAAGAAGTATTATAAAAATGCTTTAGATATGCAGAATAATAAAACATATTATCCTAATATAAGACCAGAATTAAGGAATGGTAAATGGAATTACTGGCAACAAATAAGTCCAGAAAAAGGATGGGTATTTAAGTTCCATACTCATTTTGCAGGGTTAGTACCACCATTAATGGGTATATTCCTTGATTTTGCAGACATTCCGCATTTAAAAGATTTGCAAAAAATAAAGGCAGATTCAGAAGTTTTAAAAGTTATACTTGGTGCAGTACCTAGAAACAAAGAAAATAAAACGGGTTCAAAAGTAGATGATTTTGCAATCGACCCTAATACATTAGCAAAGTTTATACAAATTGCTCAAAGTGATTTGCCTTCCGGCGTTAAAATTGCTGCATTACCTTTTGAAAACTTGGAGATGTTTTCATTTGATAATACTTCAGAAATTAAAGATGACATTATGTCAAAAGCATTAAATAATATTTTTGCACAAGCAGGTATAGATAGGAATGGTTTTAATACAGAACGACCTAATGTAGCAACAATGAATTTATCTAAACTAATTAATTCTGCTTTTATGGAATCTATATATAGACAATTTGAAGATTTCTGTACTTATCATGTAAATAGACTAACAAAACGATATAAATTCCGTATCGTGTTTGAAGGTACAATTTTTGATAGAGATGATAGATTAGATAAGTATTTAAAAGTAGCAGACAAAGGAATGATACTCGCACCACAAATTGCTTCGGCGTTAGGAATGTCGATTAAAGATTTTATGCAAAGTATGACACTAACTAAGTCTATGAATTTTATTGACAAATTAGATATTCTTCCTACTTCATATACTAGGTCTAAAGATGATATAAAAGGAGGTAGACCAAAAAAGAAAATAGAAACCGAATCTGCCGAATTAACAGAAACACATGGGTCTAACGTTGACAAAATAGTTGAATAGGTGGTTTTTGTGGGAAACTATTTTTATTGTTACAGTAACAGAATGAAAAATTTTATAAAATCTATGGGAATAGATTATATAAAAAAAGAAATACATCCTAAAACAAATAGGGTATATTTTATTTTTAAAAAAAGTAGTCGTCTTGACCAAATTATTCAGCTTTGGAATTCGATAAAATTATTAGTTTAATTGGAGTGAGAAATGTATGAGTAAAAAACATACATTTGATTATGTGTATACATATATTAAAAATCGTGGATATGAATTAATAAGCACAACATATAATTCGTGTGATGAAAAACTAACAATTAAAGATTCAGAAGGATATTATTATTTTTTAACATTTAATCAATTTTCTAAAGGATATGCCTTTAGAAAAGTTAATCTTACAAATCCATATAGTATTATGAATATTAGATTGTGGTGTAAATTAAATAATAAGCCATTTGAATTATTAAGTGATAAGTATGAAGGGCAAAGTAAAAATTTGATTTGGAAATGTTTGAATTGTAATAAACAATTTGATTGTAGTTGGAATAACATTTGGTCGAATAGCCAATGTCCTTATTGTCTTGGTAGGAGATTAGATATTTCTAATTGTTTAGCAACTAAAAAGCCAGAATTAGCAAAAGAATGGCATCCTACTAAAAATGGAAATCTAACTCCTTATGATGTAACAGCAAATGTAAATAAAAAAGTATGGTGGCAATGTAATAAAAACCCAAAACACGAATGGCAGTCTTATATATTCAATAGAAGTCAATGCCCATATTGCAGTGGTAGATTACCTTCTGACGAATATAATTTATTAATATGTTATCCAGAAATTTGCAAAGAATGGAATTATGAAAAAAATAATAAAAATCCAGAAAATTATACTCCAAATAGTAGAAAAAAAGTATGGTGGAAGTGTAAAGAATGTGGGCATGAATGGTGTGCCTCTATTCGAGATAGAACGAGAAGTGATGGAAAAGAAACAGGTTGTCCTTTGTGTTGGAAGTCAAAAGGAGAAAAGAAAATATTTGATGTTTTAAATTCACATAATTTAATTTTTGAAATTGAATATGACAAGTTTCCAGATTTAGTTTCGGATTTTGGTAATCCATTAAGATTTGATTTTGCAGTTTTTGAAGACAATAAAAAAACTAAAATAAAAATGTTGATTGAATATGATGGTCAACAACATTTTAGATGGACAAAATTTTTGATGTCCAAAAAAGAATTTAAAATATTACAGCATCATGATAAATTAAAAAATGAATTTTGTAAAAATAATAATATAAAATTATTACGTATTCCCTATTGGGAATTTGATAATATTGAAAAAATATTAGAAAAGGAATTGGAGAGTGTTTATTAAAATGTTTGTTAGTAATCCAGAATCTATTAAAAAAGAAAAGTTTTATTGTAAAAGTAAAAACTTAAAAAGATTTTTATGTAAAATTAAAAATATAAAATACATATCAAGATATGTTGATAAAAAAGACAAAAAAATAGTATGGATTTTTCTTAAAACAGAAGAATTAAGTAATGCTTTGGCAGAATGGAAGAAGAATAAGGAAACAGGAAATTTAGCATTTCCTAAAGAATAGCCACTTCTTCCCTACCCAATTTTGTTGAGAAAGGGGTGAAAAAGTGGATAATGTTTTAAGTTTTAAAGTAAACAAATACAACATACAGGATATTAGTGATAATCAATTGGCTAAAATCGAGATGTGGGTAGTAAAAAGCGGTGATAACAAGCATAATTTACCCATATCAGAAGACGCTATAAAGAAAGCAGCAAATACACTCGTAGGTAAGCCTATACTTTATAAATATAATAAATATACTAAAGACTTCATGGGACATGAAATAGATGAAATCCCATGTGGGGTTGTCTTATCTAAAGATGATATTAGATTTGAATATGATGAAAATGAAGAATTATGGCTTGTAGCTACTGCTTATATATGGAAGTATTATTGTCCTGAAGTAATGGAAGTGTTTGAAAAGCACGATGGTGAAAAGCCTATATCAATGGAAATTCAGTTAGTTGAAACAAAAGAAAATGACGATAAAACAGAGATTTTATCGTTTGTTTTTTTAGGTGTAACATTGATTGGTGATTCTCCTGCTATTCCTAACGCAAAAGCAACTGTATTAAAATTTTCTGAAATGGTTGAGGAAGTGAAGAAAATGTTGTTTGCTGTGCCTAAAGATGAAATGGGCAAATCAGACCCTATAAAGATAGATTTATCTAAAGAATCAGCAGACATGACTACACCTTGGGGTAGTGTTGACAAAATAAAATTAAGAGACAGAATTTTAAGAGCTAAAAATTACAAAACATTAGTTAAGAAATGCTATTTGGTTGTTGAAGAAGGATGGGAAGATTCACCAAGTTTAAAACTAAAATATCCTGTATGTAGAATAAAAGATAATACGTTAGTATTATGTAAGTCTGGATGTGAAGCTGCACTTTCTTTCTTAGAAAGAAACACAAATGCAGACTATTATAAATCTGCAAAAGCAAAATTAAAAAAATATTATAAAATACTTGGTTTAGATACAAGTAATTTTTCAAGTAAAGGCGGTGAAGATATGAAATTTAATAAAGAAGAATTTGCTCAAACCTTTGGCATTACTGCAAATGAAATGTGGAACATTCTTCAATCTGCTTGTAATGATGTCAAATACAAAAGTGGAGATATGGAATATAGCAAATATTGGATGAGAGATTACGATGAAGATTATATTTATGCTATGGATGAAGAATCAAATAAAACTGTTGCTATTCCATACTCTATTGAAGATGGTGTAGCTAAACTTAATCTTGAAGGTGTAAAACGTGCAAAAATGACTTATGTCATTATAGATGATGATGAAGATGAAAAAGACGATTTAATGGAATTTGTACATAAGTTAGTTGCAGAAAAAGAAAAGGCATTTGCAACAGAGAAAGAACAGCTTAATAATGATATTGCTATCTACAAGGAAAAAGTATCTGAATTAGAAAAAGAAATAGAAAAGTTTTCTACTCTTGAAGAAGAAAATAAAACATTAAAAGAAGAAAACGCAAGACTTCTTGAATTTAAGACTAATGTTGAAGAACAAGAAAGAAAATCTAAAATTGAATTTGCAATCAATTCTGTTGCTGATGATTTAACACAAGAACAGATTGATGAATGGCGTGAAAAGGCTAAAGAATTTAGCAATCCTGATGATTTTAGTAATGCTATTAAAGCGTTTGCTTATAGTGTTACAAAATCAAAGCAGAAGGGTGATATTGGCTCTATAAGAGTTCCAATAAATATAGATATTGTTGATGATAGCACAAACAAAAGTTTGTGGGATAGGCTTTAATTATTAATATAAAATTTAAAGGAGGAATTTATTTATGGCATATTCAGTTCTTATAGCTGGTGAAATAGCAGCTAAAAATATTGATTCTTTGAATAAATTTGGTAAGGCTAATTTTGCAGTTGAAAANGGTCATGTCGTTGCTTTAGGAAGTAGGTCTAATGTAAAAGGTGAGAACGATGTTTACAATGTAAATGTTCCTGCTACTGATACATTAGCAAGCGACATTTTCTACATGGTAAACGAACCTGTAAATGTATTGGTGAATGGTAAATATTCTGGGCTTACTGATGACCCTAGGGAATTTAATATTCCTGCTGGTAAGGTATTTACAATGTATAAACCTATGATTGGTGATGAAGTAGTAATTACAGCAGATGGTCTTGCGGGTAGAAAAGAGAATAATACTTATGTAGTTCCCGCTGTTGGTGATACTAAACTTACTTGGACAGATAGTATTAGTGATGTTCCCCTTGCTTATAAATACGTTGGTGATACTTGTGTATCAATTGGCAACGAAAGAGTAGATGCATATAGGTTTATTTGTGTAAAGGCTTAAAATAACAATATAAAATGAAAGGAGTATGTAATATGATAAGAATTCCAGATAATGTATTGAAATTTGCTAGTAAAACCGAAGATTTTTATGGTGCATGGATAGATTATTTTAATCATTATAGAGCAGTAAATTTTAAAGCAAACGTTGATTATGATAATACAAAATCTTTTGAAGAAAAAACTAAGAAATTGCATACTGCAATAGAAGAAAAAATTGGTGAAATAGCAGGTATTAATAATACAGGTTTTTCAGATACAGTATGGAAAACAAATCCTAATTATAGATGGGCTACATTCGCAGTAATAGGCTCAATGATAGACATGGTAATACCAGATGTAGTAGCAAACGACTTTATGCAGTTTGCAGAAGTCAGAAACGGTGGATTTGGTGATAACTTTGTATTTGATATTGCTTCAAGTGATTTGTTTATAGTATCAAAAGGTGCTAATGGCAAGAGACATACTTTTGCACAGAGACAGTTTAATGGTCAGGTTACTCTTATTCCAGAACCTCGTTTTGTAACTGTAGAAGAAGATTTGTATAGAATTTTGTGTGGAAAGAGAAATCTTGCTGAATATGCTATGAAGTGTGCATTAGCTATGGAAAAGGAATTGTCTATAGATGTTTACAAAGCAATTAATGATACATATGCTACACTTCCTGGTAATTTCAAAGNAGCNNNTTTTACTGATGNAGGATTTGTAAAACTTGCTCAAAGAGTGCAGGCTGCTAATGGTGGTGCAAGATGTGTTGTATTTGGCACTAAACTTGCACTTTCTAGGATACTTCCTGATAATGATCATCTTAAAATGCAGCTTGGCGACATTTATAACCGCATGGGTTANTTAACTACTTTCATGGGTGTAGACTTGTTTGAAATTCCTCAGAAGATTGATGATACTGCAGGAGATTACTCTTTCGCTCTTGAAGATGATAAGTTGTACTTCATTTCTACTGGTGTACAGAAGCTTGTAAAGATTGGCTTTGAAGGCGAAACTATTACTATTACCGATGGACAGTATGCAATGCTAATCTTACACAGGCTACTACACTCCAGAAGAGATGGGCAGTTGGTATTGCTACCAATGCTAAATATGGAATAATGGATGTAACAACTACTTGATTACTTTGTAACTAATTAATTATAAATAATGGGAAGTGGTGTATTCCACTTCCCTATTTAATTATTATTGAAGAAAGGTGGAATTGTTGAATGGCAGGCAAATCGAAGTCTAAAACAAATACTAAGATAACCGAAAATATAGATTTGGTAAAAAGAAATGAAGAACTCGAAAGAGAAATTGAGGAATTAAAGAAAAAACTTGAAACTTTGATGTCAGAAAAAGTTTCTGCTGTTGAGAAAAATAATGATATAAAAGATGAAAATGAAGTTCTTCCTGATATACCAATGCATAAACCTATAAAAGTTATGTCTTTATATACGGGTGGATTAAATCTGAAGAGATATGCAGATGATAAAACACCATTAAGGTTTAATTTCTTTGGCGAAACACAGCCTATTTTGTATAGCGATTTAGCAAAAATAATTTCATATCAGAGAAAATTTTTTGAAGAAGGATATTGTGTAGTTCTTGATAAAGATGTAATTAAGGTGCATTATCTTGAAAAGTTTATGAAGAAAATACTTGATAAAAAGACTATTGATAGAATACTTGAATATGATGACGATAAAATTAGGGATTTGTACAACGGTACTACAAAGCAGTTAAAACAGACTATAGTTGATTTAATAGTAGATAAAATAGTTAAGAGGGAATATGTAGATAGAAACAAGGTTGCTGTGATAAGTGAATTATACGGAAAAGACTTATATGAAATTGCAGAGCATCTCAAATAAAGGGGTGGTAATATGGCAACACCCTACTCTGAAGTATTTGATTTATTTCTTGCTTCTATTCAGGATTACAGGATAAATAGATTGTATGAAAAATCTGTAGAAGATATGGAAAATTATTTAATACCTTTTTTGATTAAAGCTATAACGAATTTTAGAAAATGCAAAACAGATTTAGAAGATAGAGATGATNAAAATAGAATTTTTAACCAAACTTTATCTACAGATGAAAAAGTTATTCTTTCTAATCTCATGATGGTTGAATGGTTAACTAAGGAAGTTAACGATATACTTCAGATGCGTTTGTATTTACAAGATACAGATTTTAAAACATATAGTCAAGCAAATAATCTTAGAGAAAAAAGAGAATTGTTAACCACAATGAAAGAAATGGTTGACAAACAAATTGTACAATATTCATATAACAATTTTGATTGGTCTAAATTAGAAAGAAGGAGTTGATAATATGGCTTATGAATCTTTTGATACTTATTTGTCTGTGACAAAATCAACTCCTTCTGAAATTTATAAAGACGAATTTCAGGAGCTAGTAAATGCTGAATATGAAAACACGACAACTTTAAAAGAAGTATTACATAATGGCAATCCTATAACTGTGCGTGTTGTTGGTAAATTTAATACTGAAACAATTTCTAGAAGAAATGAAGAATATCAAAAATTAATTTTTAAAACACCTGATTATCAAGTAAAAATTGGTGATATTTTTGAGTTTGATGATAATGTATGGATATGTACTGATGTTACTCATACTACTGTATCAAAATCTTGTACAGTCACTAGATCATATCATAGTATAACAGTCAATAAAAAAGGTATTTCATTAGAAGTACCAATTATAGTTGAAGATACTGTAAGGCTTTATAGTTTAGGACAAAATCGGACTAATTTATTAGATTTAGTTTCAGATGAAATTATTGTATATTGTCCGGCTATAATTGATTCTACTCCAATTGATATTGAAGTTAAAGATGTTTATAAGATTGGGCAACGTTTTTATAAAGTATTAACTGTGCAAGATATAATCATTAATGGGTTGCTTATACTTAAAATGCAATTTTATGGACAAAAACCTGGAGATACTCATGAAAATATTGATGAAAATATATCAGAAGGTTATAAAATAA